CTATCTTTTATTTCCCATCCTTTTTCAATAGATGGAACTTTTGTTTTTGTTGTAGTCATGATTAAATAATATAAAATAAGAATACTGGGCCCCGAAGGGCCCGTATTCTATAGTTAAAAAACTTATTAAGCTTTAAATAATACGAAGTTATTTGCAGCTTGAGTAACAAGACATCTTTCAGTAAGATAGTGCATTCTCATTTCGTCAATATCTGAGCTAGAAGCACCTCCAACAGATCCAGTAATCCAAGATTTCATTTTTCTGTTATCAGTTTCTGAAGCTCTATATCTTACGTGTAAGAATGGACGCTTAATGTTTTGACCAAGATTTTGATCATAAACAGTTGAAGTACCAGCAGGTACTAAAACACCTTCAATGTCACCAAAACCTCCACGAGTTGACCAGTCGTTTAAGTATTTCCAGTCAGTTTTGTAGAAGTCATAAGATCCTCTGCGGTATCCAGTGAACCCTAATGTAAGGGCCATATCTTCACTGTTGTTAAATACTCCATAAGAAGTACCACCAGAGTAGCCACCGTTTTGCTGAGCTAGGATGTCATCAATTTCTAAAGAAAGATCACGATTTAAGAAAAGCATGTTTTCTTCAATTGCCCCTTGCTTGTCTAATTGCTTAAGCACAGCGTCAAAGTCAGTTAATGCTCCTCCACCTGAAGCTTGAGCTCCAAATCCAGAATACACATTACCTCTTTCTTCGATAGCATCAAAGAAACCTTGAGTACCTCTTGCATTCTGAGCAGCTAAGCTACCACCAAATGTCCCAAGAGCAATATTAGATCCACCAGATGCTTTTTCAACACCTTCAACCATAGCCATTTCCACGTAGTCTTCCCAACGTAGTCTGTTTTCATGCTCAGATTTTAGGTACCATAAGTATCCGTCGGCTCCATTTTCAGAAGTTACTTCAATCCATCCAATTTGAGCAGTATCAGAACCGTTAATTGAATAGTGCTCTTTCATAATGATAGGAGCATTCGTAAATGTTGCATAGCTAGGATCTAGTTTTTCAGTAAAGTTTCCAGTTCCTTTTGCAAATTCAGATCCATAAACTAAAGCAGTAACTCTTTCTGCAGCAGTAACTCCAGCATGAGCTTTATACGCTTTAATTTGGAAACGAACATCAGATACAGCAGTAACAACACCTTTGATTACAGCAGCGCTTCCACCTACAGCAGAAGTTGCAGATGTTTGAACTTGAATCATGGCAGTTTGTCCTACTTTGAAGTTACAGTTACCAGTTGTGGCAGATGTTAATCCAGCGCTAGAAGGCTGAGATGGAATTTCAAAGTTTAATACTCCACCCGCAGTTCCGCTAGCTGCAATAACTGAAGCTGCTCCAGCGGCGGGCATGGTAGCTGCAGTTCCTTTAGGAAGTACATTTACATAACGAGTATGTAATCTACCTTGCTCAGTCCAGATAATTTGATCTGAAGTTGAAGGCATCTCTGCAGATACCATTCTTAAAAATGATCCGATTGAACGATTTCCGTAACGCTCTACTTCTTTTTCGTATACATCGGGTAAAAATTGTTGTGTCCATTGATCGTGCGAAGCTGCAGTGAAATCAATATAGTTCCCAGCATATAATGTTTTAGACTGGGTTGGTTGTAATGCGGCAGGAATGCCACTAGTAAAAGCCATTTTGTTTGATTTTAAGTTGTGTTATTTATTCCATTTAATGCGCAACTTATCAGAAGAATTACCAGATACAACTCTAATCTTATCACCATATTCTGTTTTTATGGTTGAATTATCGGTTCGAGGGTCCATATTAATATTTTTAGCCTGCTTAGCAGCTTCTTTTATAGCGTCGGCACGGCCTTGCTCATAAAAGTGATTTGCAATCTTATCTGCATTTTTTGCAGCAAATAAAGCTCTATGATACCCTTGGGCATCCGCTACGCTCCCGTCGTCACCTAAAAATTCATTAATAAAATTAGAAATATCTGATTGATATTGTTTTACTTTTTCTGTATTATCTACTTTAAACCTATATTTGTTTTCTCCGACCTTAAAATCAAAACCTTTGAAATTATCGTTGAAAACTTTGTTTGTTTTTTCAATAAATTGTTTTTGAAGATTATTATACTCTTCTGTTTGTTGCTTAGAATTATTATAATATTCCATTGCTTCAACGTACTCAGGAGCAACACTTTCTTGCTTTCTTAACTTAAGATCGGCATAGTATTTCTCTTTTGCACTATTGAAATATCTTTGGGCATTATATAATTCTTCTTTATATGCTAATTGCTTAGCTTTAATTTCTGACGGATCATCCGTCTCTTCATCATATGCAAAATTTTTGTTGAATAAAAAATCAACATCATCCGCATCTAAATGAGGTTTTGTATTTTTATAATATTCTCTTAGCAAAGTGGTATTATCCATTTTAGTAACGTCCCTGTTTAGATTAACATAATCTTCTACAGTTCCGCCAGTTTCTTCCATGAATTGAACCAACTTTTCTACGTTTTCAGGAAGCTGCATTTGCGGCTGATCCTGGATTGGTTTTTCTTCAACAACTTTTTCAACTTGTTGAGGTTCTTCTTTTAATTCTTCTTGTGGCTCTTCGTTAACAAGCTCTAAAGGAGAATCACTTATTTCTTCTTTTTCTTCTTCTTCTTTGACGGGCTCTTCTGTATTTTGCTCCCGTATTTCTTCGTCCACTTTTTCGCTATCTCCGGCTCCATCGCCCACAGATACGCTCTCTGTTTCTTGCTCTTGAACGGCATCTTCTTTTGTTGTTGGTGGTTTGTCTAAATTAACTCTGTAAACTCCGTCGTCCTGTAGTCCGTATTCTTTATCTACAGTACCTTCCTCTACAGCTTGTTCTAAAACCGCAGCTTCTTTTTCTTGTAACGTTTTTTCTTGTGTGTCGTCCGCTACGCTAACATTAATTTGATCGTCCATAATTGTATATAATAAAATAGTTTAAATAGTTTTATCTTGGTTCAAATCGTGATAAATCAAAACCGCCTAAAACATCGTTACCTTTAGATTCAAAGGATTTTTGTGGCTTACCTGAATCAGGCGGGCCAGAAATTTTTGAAGCACTAATTTTTGCATTAGCTACTTCTTTTTGTGTACTAGTTTGTTTTTCTACTAATTCTTTTTGTGCTTGTAACTCAAGCTCTTTTAACTTAACATTTAAATCAAATTCATATTGCATCAATTCTCTTTTAGTTCTAGCCTCAACTTCCATTTTTTTAATTGAAAGCTCATTTTCAGCTGTTGATACTTGAATTTTTGATTCAGTTTTAATTTGTTCTGCCTGAGCTTTTGCTTGCTCAACAACAACTTGCGCTTGTCCCTGTGCTTCTGCCTGGGCCGCGCTAGCCGCCTGAGCCTGAGCTTGATCAGCTTGCTGTTTTTTAATTCTTCTAAATTTAAGCAATTGATTAGCTAATTTTGTATTGTTAATTTCTCTAATATCAATTGCGTCTTCTAAAAATATGCTATTTTGAGCTAATGCTGTTTGTATATTAGCTTCTAATAATTGTTTTTCTTCTTGATCTGGTTCTAATTCTAAGAATATACCAAAATCATGCATGTGAAGATTTTTTAGTTCTTCCAGCGAACCTACTGTAAATCTGCCTAATGCAGTAATAAAAGCTTCTTTTGTTGGATGGAATTCTAAAACATCTTTAAATCTTAAAGAAATTGCTTCCGCTAAAGAAGTTGTAATAAACATGCTACTCGTTAATATATGCCTCGTAGCTGTGTTGCTGTTTGCCGCAGCAAGTTTTTGAACGCCTACTAAAGCTTTTGGGTCTGGGTCTGAGCCATCCCTAGCTTCGTTTAAACCGGTAACATCTCGCATCATTTGTATGTACTGGTTGTAAGCGCCTATTAATATTTGTATTTGATTTCCACCGCCTCCTGGTAATTCTTGAATAGGTACTTTACCGGGATTCATTTCGCCATCAACAGTTTGTGATCTACCAATTATAGATCCTGTTTGGAAATACATATTAAGAGCCTCTTGCGGATTATAGCTTGTTCCATTGCCTAAGTCAATTTCAGCTAATCCATCAGCATCTAAATAAACACCTGAAGGTGTCATTCTTTGTATTGCTTGCTGTAGCTTTAAATGAGTTAGCTGAATTAAATCAGCATAAGGAGCCATTTTTGAAACTAAAGAGTTTATATTTCCTTTATATAATCTTGGAGCGCTTGCAATGTAATTCATCATTACCTTGTTAGTATTAGATAATGGTCTAATCATATTACTTGCTTTTTCCCATTTTAGTAACTCATTAGTCCCTAAAATAAACGCTCCTTCATAAATAACCTCTCTAGCTTGAGCTACTTTTTGAAAGCGTGTGCGCTTGTCTTTTGGAGGATCAAAAGAATCATCTTTCTGTATTGCTTTTTCAGCGCCGGTTGATGTTTCTTTTATTTTGTATACATTGTTTTCCCAAGTTTTCCAATTAAAATATAATACAGTAACAACATTATTATCGTCTATAACATTATCGTTATTATTGCCTATAGTATTATAATCTGTCCAATTAGAACCCTTTTTAGTATATTCTTGTATTGTTTCGTCAGTTAAAGAAGGAAATTGTTTCTTTAACTCGTTTAATTTTATTTTTTTTACCTCACCGAAATAATAGCAATCTTGAAAATTAGGATCCTCTGTATAAGACCAAACTAAATTAGCTGGATCTACATAATCAAGTTTAATTCCGTCTGTATTATTAAATGAATGTTTTGCACATCCAATACCTATTACAGCAAGATCATAATCAATCCTGTTTTTAATTTCATCATATTTGTTTGAAAGAAAAACATTATCAATAGCTTGCTCTTGTGCGATCTCAATCCCTTGTTTGTAATTAAGTTGCATGAAAAGCTCAAGCTCTTCTGTATTTGATGGTAAATCTTCTTCAGGAACATTTCTAGCATTAACGCCTAATTCTGCTTCTATGTCAGCTAATATTTTTTTGGCAGCTAAATCTCTTTGAATATTATTTACAAATTTTGTTCTTTTACCTGTTGCAATAGGATCTTGCGCAAAAGCTTTAATACTAAACAGCCTGTCTTGCATTCCATTAACAACAATATCAACAAACTTTGGCACAATAGGCACAGGCTTCCAGTCAAGATTTAAATACGAAAGATCACCGTTAATTGCAAATTCATCTTTGTATTTTTTTATTGATTGCTCACCTCTAGCATATAAACGTAATCTATGATATTCATCACGTGTTTGGTAGTATCTACCGGACCCATTATCCTTGTTAAACCAGTCTTGCTCAATTGCTCTAGCTACAGATAAGCCGTAGCTTTTAGATTTTTTTACTGCATCTGAGACGGCTTGACTCGGAAACTGTGTTATTTGTCCTTTATTTTTTGCCATATTTATTTTATTATCTGACTTCTTGATCCTGAATTTGTATATTTAGAAAAGCCAAAATCAAGCTTTTTTATTTGCCTTTCGCTTGTTGGGCGATATAAATGTTTTTGACAAGCCATAATAGCAAGTCCGCTACTAATAGAAGCATCATGAGCTGTACGTTTTGAAATATCAAATTTGGCCCAGTCTTCTAAAGTTCTTTGAAAATACATATTACCATAAGAGCCCTCTAAATTTCCAACATGCGTTTCGATGTAAGTTTCTATTGCAGCAGCATGTGCTTGTCGAATATCTTCAGATGAGTTAGGTATTCCTCCAAGTTCTAACTCTGTTTTTGACAATTTAATTGTTGTTTTATCCGGACGATTCATAGAGAAGCCTCTATATCCACGTCTTTTAAAATGATATAATAATCTTGGTTTATTATTTTCTGCTAATATTGGCATACCGTAAAATATGCAAGCCATTAAAACATCTTCAAAAAATATTTCAGCAGTTTGCGGGCGAGCAATGTATTCTAAAAAAAACTTGTTATTAGGTACATCACTAACCATTGACCAGGTTGTTAAACCATGCAAAGCTCCATTAGATCCGCCCCCTCCTACTGTTCCTGAAATGTCATAAGAGTCGCATCCAAAAGCGCCTAACCCATCATTACCCGGATGTTTAATTCCATTTTTTAGTATAACGTTATTTTGTAA